ATTATCTCTAGCCTCGTATAAGTATGTAGGGAATGAAGTTGTTGATCTTGTTAGTGGAGAATTTTCTGTGTAGTAAAAATCGTTTCTATCTAACCTTTGCACTTCGGTTGATACTCCATATTCATTAGTATATACAACAGTTCCTAAACGATAAAAAGTAACTGCATTACCATATACATCTGTAATAGGCATAGTATAAAATCCCCCTGCCGCATTATAAGTACATGGGCCGGAGGTTTTAAATATAGCTAATTTCTCATCTATATTTTCTGGTCTATTCGCATAATCCACATCAGTTTGCGGAAATCTCAACTGTTGATTTAAATCATCAGAATATTTTTCAAATATTTCTAATTGTACTTGAGTAGCGGTTCTGTTAAATTCATTTGGAGTCATATAACCACGTTGCTCCTTATTTAAAATTGACAGAACAGTTCTATATACAGTATTTACGTTTATAGCCATTCTTTGTATTTATTATAATAAAAGGCGGACGAATCCGCCCTTATTACTATTTATTAAACTAGTTTTTTCTCAATAGATTTAAAAACCTCTATACCTTCATCTGTCTTTAAAAAGGCAGCAAAAGCCGAATAAGGTTGTTCATCAAATGGAACTTTCATAAGTTTCTTTCCATTAGATGCCCATTTAAAATCTTTGTTTTTATTATCTAAAGTAATAATTCCTTGCTCTACAGCTTTAATAGCAATATTCCGTAATTGAACATTGTCATCTTGTACTAATGCTATAAAAGTACTTGGCGAACGTTTAGCAAACAATAAAACATCTCTTCTAATTTCCTTACTAGTTAAATTAGCTACATTAGATCCGCTTTCTACTCTTAGAACAGCTTCGGCATGGTCTATATCCATATCTTTTGCAGCATTTAAAGCTAAAATTTCTACCTCAATAGAAGCTAATTCGTCTTTAGCTTGTTCAACCGGTTTATGTTCTCTATATTTTACTCCATTCCATGGATGATATAGTGAAAGCATCTTTTGTAAAGATTGATGTTGCTTAGGAACATGCAATGTCCCATTTCTGAAAACAATATGCTTTAATGTAACTTCCCCTTTTTGTTCATCAACTAGTGGTGAATTTTGGTTATTAGCATACCTTAAAGCCCTTTGCTCTCCATTTTCCTCGTCAAACCATAATAAAGGCACTCTATCTGAGTGTCTTGATGGAATTGTATAAGTCAAAGGTGTTCTTTTACTTGTTAGATAATAATGTCTATCTTTTATTTCCCATCCCTCTTCAATAGAACGGGTCTTTTTTTCTTTTGTTTTTGTCATGATATAATATAATTAAATAATTAAAAATATAAAGATGCTAGAGTACCCGAAGGTACCCTAACTCTTTATTTAAATAATACTAGCTAAGTAACACAAAGTTGTTAGCAGCTTGTACACAAAGACATCTTTCAGATAAGAAGTGAACTTCCATAGCATCAAGATCAGAAGTGTAAGCACCTCCAACAGATCCTGTTATCCATGATTTCATTCTTCTATCATCAGTTTGAGAAGCTCTATATCTTACGTGTAAGAAAGGACGTCTAACGTTTGTACCAAGAATTTGGTCATAAACAGTAGAAGTACCAGCTGGAACTAACACCCCACCTACATCACTACCTGTAGTAAATCCAACAGAACCACCTCTAGTAGAAGCGTCGTTTAGATATTTCCAAGAAGTTTTATAGAAGTCATAAGAACCTCTTCTAAAACCAGTAAATTGTAAGTTAAGTGCCATTTCTTCAGAGTTTTCAAATACACCATAAGATGTACCACCCATACCATAGGAGTTCTGAGAAGCAAGCATTGTGTCTACAGCGATCTCATTAGCTCTATTCATGAAAAGCATGTTTTCTTCAATAGCGCCTTGAGAATCTAGGTTTTCTAGAATTTCATTGAAATCAGCTAATCCGCCAGTAAATCCAGCAAATACATTACCTCTTGTTTCAATTGCACTAAATAAACCTTGAGTACCTAGAATTTCAGCATTTACTGCGTTGAAATCAGATAACCCTAATTGCGCTTCATCAAAGAACGCATTACCAGCAACTGAATTTTCACCTTCAACTAAAGCCATTTCTAAATAATCTTCGAATCTTAGTCTAGTTTCACCTTCAGCTTTTAAATACCATAAGTATCCAGAAGCACCGTCTTCAGTAGAAATTTCTACCCAACCAATCTGAGCAGTATCAGATCCAGATACTACGTATCTATCTCTAATAATAACAGGTTTGTTGTTGAATTGTGTGAAATTAGGAGTGATGTTTTCTTGAACACCTTGACTTCCTTTCGGAAACTCAGATCCATAAACATAAACCTTATATCCGTTAGGATCATTAGGTACAGCAGCTGCATCATAAGCATAGACATCAATAGTCATAAGTGGAGCTTGACTAGCACCAACAAAAGCTTTTATTGCAGCAGCACCAGCTGTTTTAGGCATTATTACAACCGTCATATTTGGTGTAATAACATTAGCTATAGGACCAGCAGGTCCAGCAGGTGTAGCTGTTGAATCTAAAGTAAGTCTTGTTGCATTACCAACTTGGCTTACCCATGTACATTCATCATATGAAATATGTAGTCTATTTTGTTCGGACCAGACTACTTGGTCACTTGTCATTGGAAGTTCTGCTCCAACCATTCTCAAAAATCCAGATAAAGTTCTGTTACCATATCTTTCAACTTCAGCTTCATAAATTTCAGGAAGATACTGCTGAGCAAAGTCATTAGCACCGTCAGTAAAACTTAGATAACTATCCGAAGTTATTTGTTGAGCTTGAGTAGGAATTAAACCGCCAAATTGTGGAGTAATAGGCATAATAAATTGTTTTTAATTGTTATTTCCTTGTTTTGATTTTTAATTTACTTAAATCACTACCGCTAATTGCTTTTACTTTAATTCCACCTATAAATACATCACCAGATTGAGTTTTCCTCGGTTCTTGAGATATATTTTTAGACTTTTTAACCACATCTTTAACAGCATCGGCTTGGCCTTGCTCATAAAAATGCTTCGCTAAAGTATCTACATTTCTAGCCGCATACAGCGCTTTATGATAACCTTTTGCGTCTTTTATATTTCCTTTGTCATCTAAAAATTTTCCTACAAAGTTTTGTAAATTCGCTTGGGCTTCAGCAGTTTCGTCAGTATTCTTAACACCATATCTAAATTTTTTATCTCCTAAATTAAATTCAAAACCTTTGAAATCTTTATTAAATAACTCTTTAGTTTGTGTTTGAAAATCTTCGTGCTGCTTAGTAGCGCGTTCTTGATCTTTCGTATAACGATTAAAGAATTCTATAGCTTTTTGTTGTTCTTGAGTTACTCCGGGTCTCAACCTGATCTCCTTGTAATACTTGTCCTTAACGTCGTCTAAAAACTTTTTAGCGTTAGCTACTTCTTCTTTATAAGCGAGTTTTTTCTTACGGATGTCTCGCTCAGCATCCTCTTCTTCATCATAGTTGAAATTATCTTCCATGACGAAACTAATTTCCTCATCATTAAGATGTGGTTTAGTTTTTTTATAATATTCTTTTAATAAAGTATCATCATCAACCTTTGAATAATCAGCGTTTAATCTCGCATAATCATCTAGGGTTCCCCCAGTTTCATTCATAAAATTAACCAAATTTTGTATATTTTCTGGTAATTCCATTTGTGGACCAGCTTGTTTAACTGGTTGTGATGTTTCTTCTTGTGTTTCACCAATTTCTACAATTGGAGTAGAATCTTCTTCTACTTTTTCTTCACCTTCTCCGGTAGGTTCTTTGGGCTCCTCGTGTGTTTTTCCCACAGTTTCGCCATCTCCGGATACTTCCAAAACATCCACCTTCTTTGGGCTTTGCTCTTGAACGGCATCTTTTTCTTCTTTGATTTCTACTTTAGTAGGAGTGGTGTCTACTACCTCCCCTTGCTTTTCTTTTAAATCTACTTTTACTGGTTGTTCGTCCAGTTGGTCTTTGATAGTTTTCTTTTTAACTTTCAAAGTACCATGGTCTTTGTTTTTTGCCATAATAAAATATAATAAAAATTAATAAATACTACACCATTCCAGAATCAAACTGGAAATTATCTAATGTCCCAGGTGCCTCTTCAAAATTAATTGGCATTGAATCATCCTGTCTTTGGGCTATCATTTC